CGGTCAGCTCCGGCTGACGTTTGCGTAGACCCCCTATCAGGTGGGGGTATGACTTGAATCGGGCGTCTGAGGAAAACCGCAGGTTCTTATGGGGGAGGACGGCCGCAAGTTTTGCATAGGGGGGTATCGTCAGGTTTTCCGGCCGCAAAAACAGGCACGCCCGAATGAACATCCGCAACCGCGTCAAAGCCCTCCGCACCGTCAAGGCGTCGGAACTGGCTCCGAACCCAAAGAACTGGCGGACGCACCCCAAGGCCCAGCAGGACGCCCTGCGTGGCATCTTGGCCGAGGTCGGCTACGCCGACGCGCTGCTCGCCCGCGAGTTGCCTGACGGCTCGCTCATGCTGGTGGACGGGCACCTTCGGGCCGAGACCACGCCCGAGCAAGAGGTGCCGGTTCTGATCCTCGACATCAACGAAGCGGAAGCCGACAAGCTCCTCCTGTCACTCGATCCGCTCGCGGCGTTGGCTGAGACGAATGCCCAGGCTCTTGACGCCTTGCTTCGCGAAGTGGACACCGGGAGCGAAGGTCTCCAGCAGATGTACGCCGACCTTGCTGAGGCGGCCGAGCTGTACCAGGACGACGCGAAAGAGATCGTCGAGGACGAGGTCCCCGAGCCGCCTGCCGATCCGATCACGAAGCCGGGCGACCTGTGGATTCTCGGCGAGCATCGCCTGCTCTGCGGAGACTCGACGAAGGCGGAGGATGTCGAGCGGCTGATGGCGGGGGCAGTTGCAGAGGTGATGCTCACGGATCCTCCGTACTGTTCTGGAGGCTTTCAAGAGGCGGGCCGCGGCGCAGGAAGCATAGGCACGCGATCCGGGCTGATGATTGCAAACGATGCTTTATCAACTCGCGGATACCAGTCACTAATGAAGGCAGTCCTTGGAACATTTGAGCCAAGCTGCGCCTACATGTTCACCGATTGGAGGCAGTGGATTTCTCTGTTTGACTGCATGGAGTCCAGCGGATTTGGCGTTCGCTCGATGATCGTGTGGGACAAAGGAAGTCCAGGGATGGGGAGAGGGTGGAGGTGTCAGCACGAGCTCGTAATGTTCGGAAGCCGGATTACATCGCCGTTTGAGCCAACTGATTGTCACGGCAACGTCATCAAGGCGTCGCGGACGGGTAACCCCGATCACCCAACACAGAAGCCGGTCGACCTGTTGGCGACAATCATTAAAACCACAAGTTTCGCCACCGTATTCTGCGATCCTTTTTGCGGCTCCGGCACGACGCTGATCGCCGCTGAGCAACTGGGCCGCAAGTGCTACGGCATGGAGATCAGCCCGCAGTACTGCGACGTGATCGTAAAGCGGTGGGAGACGCTGACCGGTAAGAAGGCAGAACTGGAGGCATCCAATGGGCAAGCGAGGCCCGCGCAAAGAGCCGACGATCCTGAAGATCGCCAAGGGCAACCCCGGCAAAAGGCCGCTCAACAAAAGCGAACCAAAGCCGCCAAGCGATGACATCACGCCGCCCGAGTGGGTGACGGGCGTTGCCCGCGAGAAGTGGGATAACGTCGTGCCGAAACTCATCGGCATGGGCGTGATGACGAACGCCGATGTAGACACGATTGCCCGCTACTGCACGATGCACGAGCAGTTCGTGAAGTACCTCGACCAGTGCCGTCGCGGGCTTGACGTGCTCGTGATCCGTGACGATGCCGGTAAGGTGAAGTACATGCAATCGACGCCGGCCGCGACGATGCTGTCGAAGCTGGCCGCGTCGATGCTGCGAATCGAGCAAGAGTTCGGGCTGACGCCATCGGCAAGGAGCGGATTGAGTGCCACGCAAGGCCAGCAACAAGAGAGCGTCATCGAAAAGTTCCGACGCCTCAAGGCTGCCGCTGAGACGGCGAGCTGAGTGGGTTGAGGGCTGCCGCTGGGACGAAAAAAAGGCCCAGCTCGTGATCGACTTTCTGGAGTCGGTCTGCGTCCACACCAAAGACTCCCCGACCGCCAAGGCTGGCGAGCCGATGAAGCTCTTGGAGTGGCACAAGCGCGACGTGATCGAGCCGCTCTACGGGTGGCGTGCCCCTGACGGGCTGCGACGGTATCGCCTCGCCTACTTAGAGGTGCCTAAAAAAAATGGCGTCTTGGCCCCTGCGGCGTGATCGCTGCGGGGGCCAAGGCGACCGGGCAAATCCACACTGCTCTCGGCTCTCTCGATCTGGCACCTGTTGATGGAGGGCGAAGGCGAACTCGGGTGCATCGCGGCGAAGGACCGCAACCAGGCGGCGATCATCTTTGACGAGACGGCCGCGATGGTGAAGAGGTCGCCGGAACTGGCAGCGACGCTCGAGGTGGTGGACTCGCGGAAGACGATCGTCTGCCAATCGACGGGGTCGAGTATGCGGGTCATCTCCCGCGACGCCGGGGCAGCGGAAGGCCCGTCCTATTCGTTCGTGTTTTGCGACGAGCTCCACGCCTGGCCCGACCGGCGGCTCTTTGAGGCGCTCCGCTACTCGGGCCGTTCTCGGAGCGAGCCGATCCTCTGCACGATCACGACGGCCGGCGACCGGCGCGACACGATCTGCTGGGAGCAGCACGAGTACGCGGAACTCACCAGCGCCGACCCGAAGTATGACCCGCGGTTCTACGGCAAGATTTTCGGCGCGAAGACCGACGGCTCGGAGGACTACTTCGAGCCGGCGACCTGGCGACGAGTGAATCCCGGAATGGGCGTGACCATGACCGAGGAGTCCTTCGCGGCCGATGCCCGCGAGGCGAAGAACAAGGCGACCAAGCTCAACGGGTGGCTGCGTTATTCCTTGGGCGTGTGGACCGAGTCCACGAACAGGTGGCTGGACCCGGAGAAGTGGGCCGCGTGCTCGAGCGGACCGCGGAGTCCATTCGCCGGGCGGAAGTGCATCGTCGGGATGGACTTGTCGAAGTCCACCGACCTCTCAGCGATGGTCGCGCTCTACCCGTGCGAAGACGGCGAGTTCGAGGTGGACGCGATGTTCTGGGCTCCCCGCGATCTCATCATGGAGCGCGAGCGGACTGACCGCCAGCCGTTCCAGCATTGGGTGAACTCAGGGTTCATCACCGCGACCGACGGCGACATCATCGACCACTCAAAAATCCGCGAGTACGTGCTGGAGTACGCGAAGACGCACCAGATCGAGCAGGTCTACATGGATCTCACCGGGGCGGTCCAGTTGGCCGTGGAACTGCAAGGGGCGGGCCTCAAAGTGGCAGGATGGTCGCAAGGGTTCCGCGGCATGAGCTCGGGCACGAAAAGGCTCGAGTCGCTCGTGCTGCAGAACCGGATACGCCACGGCGGGAACCCCGTCCTGTCGTGGATGAGCGCGAACGTGACGGTCGAAACCAATTCGTTCGAGGACGTGCGCCCGGTGAAGAAGAAATCGACGGGCCGGATCGACGGCATCGTCGCCTTGATCTTCGCCTTGGGCGGCTGGGAATCGTCGCAGATCACCAACAAGCCAGCCGCCGAACCCTCGATCTTGATCCTATGATCGCACCGAACACCCGCATCCTCTGGCTCCCTGAAGGCGACGAGTCGCGGAACTGGGACTATGAATCCGGCGGCTGGGCCTCGAGCAACCGCAACCCGGCGGGCGTGAAGATCGACGCCGAGACGGCACTTCGCTCGACGACGGTGTTGGCTTGCATCAGAGTCCTCTCGACCTCGGTCGCCGGGCTCCCGCTCCACATCTATCGTCGGCTTCCGAATGGCGGCAAGGAGATTGCCCGCGAGCATCCGCTCTACAAGCTGCTACACACGCAGCCGAACGCCTGGCAGACATCGGTGGAGTGGCGGGAGCAGTTGATGCTCCACATGCTCTCCTACGGTCAGGCGTTCAATGAGAAGGTCTACGCGGCCGGCAAGGTCAGCGAGATCCTGCCGCTTCATCCTTCGCGGATGAAGCCCGAAAGGCTGGAGAACGGCCGTCTCAAGTATTCGTACCGCGAGGCGGCCGGCACCACAACCGCGTACTCGCAAGACGCGATAATGCACATTCGCGGCATGAGCGACGACGGCGTCAATGGCATGAGCATGATCGAGCTCGCCCGCGACGCGATCGGGCTGGCGCGTGCCTGCGAAATCCACGGGGCCACGTTCTTCTCGAACGGCGCGAGGCCGGGCGTGATCCTGTCCACGGATCAGATGCTCTCGCCCGAGGCGGCCGAGAATACTCGCGCCCAATGGGAACGCGCCCACCGCGGCCCCGACCGAAGCGGGCGAACGGCCGTCCTCCAAGGCGGGCTCAAAATCAATGAGCTCGGCGGGAACAACCAAGAGAGCCAGTTCCTCGAGGCTCGGCGGTTCCAGGTCGAGGAGGTCTGCCGCATCTTCGGCGTGCCTCCACATCTCGCCGGCGATTTGAGCCGGAGCAGCTTTAGCAATATCGAACAGCAGAGTTTGGACTACCTCGCCAACGGGCTCATGCCTTGGCTTCGCCGCATCGAGTCCGCGATTGCCCGCGACCTGCTGGACGGCGACGAGGAGTTCTTCGCGGAGTTCGACACCCGCGGCGTACTGCGGGCTGATGCCGCTGGCCGGTCGGCGTTCTACCAGACGCTCTGGAACCTCGGCGTTGCGAGCGTGAACGAGATCCGCTCGTGGGAGAACCTGAACCCCGTCGATGGCGGCGACACGCGGTTTGTGCAGTTGAACATGACCACGCTGGAGAAGGCGGCGGCCACGCCCGAGCCGGTTCCCGCGACCGTTGTCGAGGAGATCGTGGTGGACGACACTGCGCCGGCTTCCGAGCCGGTTGCGGATGCTGCTCCGGTCAAGGCGGAAGCCGGTCCGCAGATTGCCGACGTTTCGCTCAACGGGGCGCAAGTCTCCAGCCTCTTGGAGATCGTCGCCCA